TCAATCACATATCTCCACAGTCCAGCCGGTATCCATTTGTCATCCTTGATGTAAGTGACATACCCATCCCAAACGCCCCTCTTAACTAGTGGGTTAAATCTCCAACTTTCGATTCTTTTCGTAAGTGAAATTCTAACCTGTTCTATTTCTAGTTCAGTAGCTTCGTCAATCCTTAAATATAGATTGTCGTCTGTTAAAGTTAGTACCAAAAGTCATACTATTCTTTTTTATATTCTTGACATATCAAGGCGATTCTTTATTGCAAAGCCCATATTATCAAGAGTTTTTACAGTTCCTTCAATGAAGGATTTCTGAGTTTCTAGAAGCTCAAGCATATGCTTGTCATCTGATAGGTCTGCTTCTACAAATTTTTCACGCTGTTTGTCGGTTAGTTTATAATCGTAATTGTAATATTCTAACCATTTTTGTTTGTACTTCTGATCAACAACTGATTTTTGAGCGCGGATTCGATTTGACATCGAAGCCAGTTGTTCGACCATAATCTGTCTGTAGCTCAATGAATATGAACTAACCTGTTCTAGGTTTACACCCTTCTTTAAATCTTCCGTTAAGTCTTTGATTTTTTCGGTCCAGTCTAATCTCTGTTTACCTAAATACTCATCTAATTTAAGTATCTTTTCCTTTAAATCTGCCATGTAATTCTTTTTAGAAGAGTTGGTTGTTATTATTACCTTTTACGTAAACGCTAGTAGTAAGTTTCTTTTTAAACTTTAATTCTGAGATATTAAACGATTGCTCGTTATAGCTAAGTTCAGACATTGCAAAGTTTAAGAAACCTTTAATGTTTTTTCGTTTGTTACGATCTTGTTCGAATTCTTCAAACTCTTGATCAATCATTTCGTTAATACTTATATTTTTCATAGGTAATACGCATCAAGCTTTGAATTGCTAAAATACTTTGACAAATCAGAAATACACTTATCTTTAAGATAATATGTAACTCTAATTAGGTCATTCAAATCACCTATTTCTTTAGGATATTTATCCCTTTCATTTTTATCAATACTTTTTAAGTATTTTTCCCACTTAACATCTAGTTTAGTTTCATCAAAGAACTTACCCCACATGAAGATCTTCTTGCCTCTTTTTAATTTTTCCATCATTTTCTTTTTACCTGTTTCATCATTATCAAACATGTAACGAATAGTTGGAATTTCATCAAACTCTTCAGTTGAGCGACCTGCAGTTGCAAGTCCAATGGAGTTGTTTATAAACATAGCATCAATAGGTCCTTCAAACATTGTAACTTCACGTTGAAGATCAACGGTTAAAACACCAAATAATGTAGATATTTTCTTAAGACTTATAAGTTGCTCTTCAGTAACTTGTAATTCTTTACCCATTTCTTGATAAATCTTTTCAATATCATATGTTAAGTATCTTGCATTCCTATATTTGGTAAGAGCCCTAGTTTGAAAACCAATAACCTTATTGTTAGGAGCTTGATTCAATACTATAAGTCTCTTATCTCGAGAAGAATACATAAAGTTTTCCATCTTATGAGAAAGCATTCTTCCACGAAGATAGAAAAAGCCTGGATCTCCAGGTTCAATTTCTTTAAATCCAAAGTGTTGAGTTAATTCTTCGCGAGTTGGAGCTAAGTCATAAATCTTTTTAAAGATATCATGTTCTAAAACTTCAACGTGATTAACTTCGATTTTATGTGATTGGATATAATCAATTACTGCGATAGAATCCTCACGATCACTAAAATTAACGTGATGATCTTTTAATAACGAGTATACATCATTGTGCGTTCCACAGTTAAAACAATGATATTGCAGGCTTTCCCAATACAAGTTACCTCTTTTCTTTTTTGTATCGGTTGTAGAGTCCCCACAATAAGGGCATGCCAGGGATATTCTCCCTGGCATTTCCTTAAGCATCCTTTTGTTAGGGTCTACGTGTTGTGCTACGACAACCTGTTTAACTAGACTTCTAATCTTAGATTTAAGAGACTCGTCGATTTTAGATGTCGAGGTCATTCAAAAAAGAATCAAGATCATCACTATCAGTAGCTGAAGACTTTGGCGTAGTTGTCATTTCTTCAGGGAATTCAAAGTCTGAACCGTTTGATGTTGGTGCAGCTGCTTCTGCAACTTTAGCCTTAGCCGCTGGCTTTGGCTTGCTAACAACTTCATCGATTGAGCTTCCTGGATTCAAATACTGACGAAGGATTCCATTTACAAATGAGCGAGATTCCTCGTCCCATGCTTTGTATTCGTAAGGTTCCAAAGAAGGTGCAGCATCAAGCTCTGCTTTAATAACTGTCATCGCTTCTTTAGTACGTTCTGCTGGTTCACCGTTAATGATCACGGCTGACTTACTTGCAGAGAACTTAGACTTATCATAGTTATTGTATTCACCTTGACGAGTGATAATCAACTCAAAGTTTTTACCTTCAAAGAGGTCAAATACTTGTGTTGGCTCACCAAATGCTGGCTTCAACTCCTCATCAATCTTTTCTTTGATCTTATAACCAAACTTGTAGATCAAATATTGACCTTCATATTCTGGATGTTGAGGATCTTTAATGACTTTAATAAGTGCGTAATATTGCTCACGACGCTTCAACTTTTCTGACATCTTACGGTCAACTGCTGAATCGCTGTTACGCAATTTAAAGAATGCATCAGCAATTGGGCATTTCTCGCCAACTGTTGATGGAGAATCCACAAGTTTGCCGTTACCGCTAGCATCTGTGAGCCAGTGTACATACTTTTTAACAAGTGAATTACGTGGGTTTGAAGGATTTGGAACAAAGCGGATAAGAGCTTTATAAGTTCCGTCTTTTCCTTGATCTGCGCTTGGCTTGTAGATTACATCTGCCGAAGCTGCTGTTGTGTTGTGAGTGTCAATATCTGATACACTCAGGTTGAAAATGTCAAAATCTGCCATTACTTTAAATACTTTAATTTCGTTTAACTTTAATTCGTTGATTGTTCTTTAATTGGTACCTTTAAAAACTTTCAATAGTTATACGTGAAACCCTAAAAAAGTTTCAAACATAACTAATCTATATATCTAAAATTATCGAAGAAGTGTGTAAATTGATCCGGTGGAGTCCATCCAACCTTGACCTTCTGGGAGTCTTGCTAGTCCAGCCTTTGTTAAGATATCTATCATTTCGGATTCTTCTATACTATGAAGAGATACCATCTTAGATAGGATAGAGTGTAGGTCCATAAGGTCCTGTGAGGATAATTGTTCCATGTTTATGTAATTATTTTATTTTGGTTGAAACTTTTCGGCGAAAGGTAAGTATAAGCTTTAAGTTTTAAGCCTGAAGGTAAAATGTACTCTTCAGATATGCATTTAAGAAGTAAGCGTCAACCAAATCATCAAAGGGTTTTGGTATCTTAGAAGTTTCCCCCACTTCATTAACGCAAAAAGAATGCATTTCAGATTCTCCAATAATTTTATCTTCTAATGTATTATCAAGAAAAACTTTCCACAGTTGAGCTTTATTCATATTGCCTTTACCTGCGTGTTTCTTAATGGTTGAAGGAGCAACCGTTTCGCTTGTGATCGGTGAGAAGTTTTCTAAGATTTTGAGTTTTAAGATTGCGGCACCTGCTGCCATGTCAATCATATTGTTTGTTCCGCCATTTGATCCATAGCTGGTTCCTTCGAATGCAAACACAAATTCATCCATGTCTTGAACAATATCTTTAATGAGATTTATAATCTTATCGGCGGTTGTGACGTATCTATTGATTTTAGCTAACTCTGCTGAAGAGTATGTTTTGCTATTTGAAAAATCAGGTTGATAATATAGAGTTACACCTTTAAGATTTTTAAGATCTTCTTGAATCTTTTGTTCTTTTTTAGTGCCTAACCCACTTTTTAAATAAGAAATAAAATGATACTGTTGGGTTTTGTCATTAAAAATACAAATACCTGGAGAGTTCAAAGAAAAGTCAATAGTGACGTAAACCATTTTAGAAAGAGCTACCAAGAGCAGAACCAAGAGCGGCACCTACTAGTCTTGAAGTTAACATATCATACATAACACCTTTTTCGATTCCAAGAACTTTAGCAACCGCTTTACCAATAGTTTTACCTAAAGCAAATCCAGTTAGACCTCCAAAGATGGTTCCTAATAAACCTTCATTCGTCATCTCTTCATTGAACTTTTCAACATTATAAGTTCCATCTTCATTTTTATACTCTTTGACAAATTCTTCTAATGCAGCATCAACTTTTTCCTCAAGTTCTTCAGACCATTCAGACTGTAAAGATTCTTTAAGAATAGTTAATTGTTGCTCACTGATATTTTCTTCAGTAATGTAATCTAAAAATGTTTTCATATAGTATATATCCGTTAATCTATCTCTAGTGTTAAGTTAAATTTATTATAATAAAAGTTAAGAGTAAACGTACTAAATTCAGCAATATTAGAACTCATATTTAATTCAAGTTCTGAAATAGAATTAAAGATTGGCTTTTCAAAAACCGCGCTCATCACATGAATACCTTCAGCATCTAA